CGGTCCGTTCATTTAGATTACTCTATGACCGCTTACACAATCATTATTATGATCGGGAGTACACCTCTGTTGAGTCCCGAACGAATTTGTACACTTGTGCTGTTCCCGCCTTGTCAAACTTATTTAGTAATGTTTGCCGGTGTCTACCGATGGAATCGACATTTGTCTTGAATCTCGAATCTCTTGAAAGCCGTGCAGACCTGTTAGAATTTGTTAGGGTTGCGCCCTATTAATACCAGCTGTTGGTACATATTTTCTTGCAGAGCGTCACACAATGACTCTCATTAGACGACTTTTTCAATTCATCTGTTTAGTACAAAATAGATATGGTTCTGAATGTTGGAACCTAAAGCCTCCGTGCCCTCAACATCTTCCGCTTTCCATTGGGTCTCCAAACCCTGGATTTATGCTTTGTGGTGAATTGTATGGCGACAATTCATCCCTGGTTTTAGCAAGCCGAAGTCAAACCATTCTACTAAATTTACGCATAAGACGTAAAGGCGTAGTCTCACCCGCTAGTCCCTACATTTATGTTTCATGAAGGAACTCTGAAACCTCTATTTGTATACTTGACGGAACCTCAAAAACTCTCATGTCATGGAACAAGATTACTTATGTGATCGAGAGGGAACCTCCGCTGGAGTCTCGAACGAATTTTCCCCCATGAACACCTCTGTTGCTCCCCGTGTTCTCACTTCTGCCCAACTTCTCTCAGAAATGCCTGATTTAGTCAAGGTAAAAACTGAGACCACAACCACAACAACATATACGATTCCTGAGAATTTAATCATCTCAGATATCCCTACTGCCGAGGCCATAAATCCCATCAATGTCAACCGAACTGTTGACATTTCCATGTTGGATGAATTTTCTCAATCAAAGTGGTGGTCGACTTTTGACCCTTCCACTGTTGATATTGTCCGCTCCTCCATTGTTACTAAATATAAAGGATCTGGCTGGAGAAATAATGGTCTTGTCCGTCAAGGAGATAAGATTATTGCCCGTTGGAGTAGTGTTACCAAAGGTTATTCCTTATGCTCTACTCGCCCTCGCAACGATCCCAATAGTTGGACAACTGAAGTCCGTCCTATGAAACCCCGAAAATGGGGTGTTGTGACTGAAACTCCTTTGAAGGAAGTCACCGCCCTAATTAGAGACGGCCATATCTCCCAAGATGAGCAGGAAGCCCTTCTTGATGCCCTTCAGCAGAAACAACCTACTGAATTTCCTGCCTCTGTTGCTCCTGCTATACCTCTGATGCCCTCACCCATTTTGAGGAATTTGCAAAACCTCTCTCCTGCACAACATTCCGAATATGTCCTGCGATTTATGGACAATGTTCGGCAGTTGCCTCAAGATCTTGATGCTGCTGCTAAACTCCGTATTTGGAACAATTTTAACCTCAACTACAAGCCTAGAGATCCCTCCGCCAATGCTTTCATACAGAAACGTTATTCTCCTCAAGGATCTAATGGTTGTATACTTGTCGATGCAGACAACATTGAAATGAATGCCATCTCAATATGGCATGACTTTGCTATTCCTTTAGACATCACAGTCCATGCTTTTTGTGAGGGAACTAAAGCCCATAGAGTTCCCCTTCCTCATGATCTCATTCATCCTTACAACGGTATGGACAAAGATGGCGCTGATGAACTTTTATTAGAACATTTGAGAAACTGCGCCTCTTATCACATCATCCTTTCACAGGATAAACCTCTCATGCGTGCGTGTGCCAATCTCAAAACCCCTCCCGAGATTTCCTTCTATTATGGAAGGAATGCCGAAGCTGCGCGCAAAGATGTCCAAAATGCCAAGAGCCGGATAACTCCAGCTCAACCAACACCCCCGACGACTTCAATTTTTACTGCGGCCCAAGCCCCACCTACTCGTGAAATTCAACCAATGAGTTTCATTGGTTCTCAAGTCGAAGCCATTATGAAGTCAACTAAACCTTCCCCTCTTCCCAAGCCTATAATCTCCAGTTCCGCTTATCAGAAATATTATGATGAGATCAACTCACTACAAAACCAAATTACTGGCTTAAACCAACAAATCTCTGAACGAATTGAGGAACTCCAAGTTCGTACCAATCACCTCGCTGCTCTCCAGAACTCTGTCTATCTTAAGACAAATCGCCTACGCGATCTCGAGCAGTATATATATTCTCTGATAAAATACGAAATAGAATACGAGCCTCATACCCTCAAGACCACACTTGTTCTTATCGAACCTCCAAAACCCGTCACCCCTAACGGGAGCACCACCCCTCAGTGCCCAACTGATGAAGAAATTCATACTGATCTTTCTGAATTGGGACGTGCTTTGGAATCATATGAACAAGAGACCACAACATTCTTTGATAGAATGCGCAACAAATTTTGGGAGTTCAAACTTGAACCCATTGATGTCGACACTCCTGCCCAATCTTACAGTGAACAAACGAGTTATCTTTCAGACATAGTTCATTCTGTGTTTGACAATATTCGTGCTGTCCCCAAGTACCTCAAGCACACTGTACATATTGATGCTGACGAAGCTATTAGCAAGTTTAAGACTGCAATAGCCGAGGTCAAAGATGATGCGACCCTGAAATTTAAAGAAACTGTTGCTGAAGCTGCCCAAGACATTCTTATCAAGGGTACTCTGGCTGGTGAAAAGGTTGCAACAAAAGTTGAAGAGAAGGTCACCACTAGAATCAAGGAACAAATTGCTGTTTTTGATGAAAAATACGGGAAAAGATTCTCCAGTATTAGCGATCTTGCTAAAAATAGTTTGGACTTGCTAGAGCAAGCCAAATCTTTCATCAACAATCATTGCAAGGCTCAAGGTCTCTTTGACCAAATCGGTGATTACCTGATTATTGGAGCCTATACTTTGTTCAATGCATTCATGCAGACAACCTGGACGATGCGTTTTTCGATCGTCCTCCAAAGCCTTTTAGCTTGTCAATTTGTTTCCCCAACTGGAGTCTTGAAACGCTTCGCTGTTATCATCACAGAACTTGTTTCTCGCATGTATAATCAAGTGAAGCCCTTTGAAGAAGACCCTTTATGGAAACCCGTCCTCGATGATCCTAAGTACGAACCAAACGCTACTAGTGATGATGTCTTTGATTTGCTTAAAGGCTTTTGGGAATTGACTTATCTTACTCTCTCTGAAGGAGCTGGGAAAGAACCCGAATACCAGCCCCAATCCAATGTCCACTATTCTACACTCCGTGATTTCGCCAAAACTTTTAACGATATCACTTCTGTTACCAAAGGAGTGGAATATGTTGGAAAATTGTTTTACCATGCAGTTCAATGGAGCTATCTCCAAGTCTACAAAGTCCCATTCTCCTGGGGACCTCATAGTGTCCTCGTAGAGAAATGTGAAGAGTGGATGAAGGAAGCCCAAGCCCTTGAACAGGGAATTGGTCTACAGAAAGGTGAAAACCTGACCACTTCCTATGCCCAATGCATAAAGATTAAAACATGGAAAATTTATGGAGAGGAACTATCCCGCGAGCTGATGAAATCTGGCTGGACTTTAAGTAGTTACGGCCCCTTTTTCTCTGCTCTCCGTGAGTTCGACAAGCTCCACGTAAAAGCTAAATCAGCGATGCGTGCTGCTAAATCTCGACTCGCCCCCCCTTGCCTTCGAATCGATGGTCTTCCTAAAGCAGGCAAAAGTGTTTGCATTCAAAAGATCGGTTATCTCGCTTATCAAGCAATTTGCCGTTTCGAACGTTTAGCTGGAATAGCCCAACGTGAATACACTACTGATGCCGACCTCATTTATCCACGCAAGTATGAACAAAAGTACTGGACTGGTTATGAAGGCCAATTGATTCTCTTGTATGATGATTTCTTGCAATGCACTGACCCTGAAATTGCTACTCAAATTGCGATGGAAATCATTCATGCATGCAACACTGCCCCCTATCCTTTAAACAAAGCAGAAGCCTCTGAAAAACGAGACTGCTTTTTGGATTCTCGCATTGTGTTGTTAACAAACAATGCTACCGAACTTCCGGATAACATCAAGATTGTTGACAAAATGGCGTTAGCTCGTCGTTTTGACCTCCATTTTGAGTGTCAAATTAAACCGGAATTTCAGGATTCAAAACATATGTTGAAGGAAGGACTGCCCATGTCCACTGACTATTATGTTTTTCGACGAATTACCAGCTCATACACGACCACTAGTAAGCAAGTAGTTTTCATAACACATGCCGAAGAGTATTCTTTCGAACAAATGTTTGATTTTCTTGCCGAGAAGATCGTCGAAACATATAGCAAAACTGATGAATTAACCAAATTCATCCGCCGCCCCGAACCCGAGATGATTGAAAAATCTCTTAACAGAGTTTTTATCAAACGCCCTGCCCTGGCCCCCAAAGGCTATACCCCTCAAGGCCGTACCAAGAAAGTTTCAAGAAGCAAGAGTGAGGAAGATATTGCTCTCCTCAAATTAACTCCCAAAGAAATGCGGTTGAAATACTCAGCTAAACTTGAAACCTCCATGGATGGCGTCGCTTCCTATCGGATGGACGACGAATATGTCCTAGACCTTGAAGAGAGTGTGAATCTCAACTCTGTTATCACTCAAGATGGCAAGTTGGCTCAAGTCATCACTCCCTTCTGGTGGCAAGCTAATAACAAGAAAACGAAAGTTGCCACTTTTGAAAAAGGGGAAGTCATTATTGTTAAATCCGTTGAAGTTGATGGAACCAAAGATCTTTTTTACTTTATGCGTCGAGCTGACTCTGACCCCTATGTCTATTCCCTTTTCAAATCAGACCTTGTCCCTCATCTCTCTTTTGAGAGTATCCCGAGTTCTAATGAAGTCTTCCCAAGAGCCCCAGCAACCACTCTAGTCAAACCTGACGAGAGCATGCTGAACCAACTTAACACTTTTCGTGCTGCTATGCAAGATTTCCGTGAACAGTGCTCCCTAATTCGAATTCGTTTTGATAGAGACGAAGAATGGATATCCAAGATGAAGCAACAGATCGACAAAACAAAGAATATGACTTATTTTAGCTTCATTATTGCCAGTGCCGCTGCCGGCGCCTTCGCTCTTTATTCTGGTGCTAAGCTCATCTCTGGCATTTACCATTACTTCAAAGCCAACCAAGTTGAAGAACAGGCCCAAATCGTCAACTTTGCCTCTAAAGGTCAAGTTGTCTCTCAGGTCAATCCTCAAAAAACAGCCCCTTCTGCCCCAAGAAGCATAGAACCTGTGACTTTGCCCCATACCGCTGTTCTTCCTATCGAAATCCAATCTAAACAATTTGTGACTAAGAATTGCAAATTAGATTGCCGTCTAGAGGTCTCTGAACCAACTGTGAGGTTGGAGATGGTCCCTCAAGGCCGGACGGAAGCGATGATTGAGATGCTTGAGAATCCTGTGGCAAGAAACTGTGCTGAATTCCGCCTCAACTTAACCGATGCCTCTGGCGTCGTTGTTGAGAAAAGGACCTGCGGAGCTCTATTTATATTTGGCACTACTTTCGCTACAGTGAAACATATGTTGGCCTACATGTCCCGTCCAACTGATTTCATAGAACTTGTTACTTGGCGTGATAAAAGCAAAGGCATAGAGAAAACCTATACCTGGACTTCCAAAGAATTAGAAGGTTGTGCTTGGCACGACCCCCTCAATGACCTTTGCATTATATCTCCTAAAGACCTCAAAGGACTTCAAGACTTTACCAATATTATCCATCTATTCATAGATGAGCACCAATATGAAGTCGCTGATTTGTCCAAATTGTGGCTTTATAAGCGCCCGATGACCGGAGCGTACATCACCCGTTACGCCTCCGATGGCACAAGGGATTCTACAATCACTTATGCTGTTAACAAGTCCTTGCGGATTGGAAACAGTCATGCCCTTACCTATACTCTCCCCTGCTTCTGTGGAGACTGCGCCGCTGTTCTTATGGCAGACAATGACTCTATTGTCGGCGGCAAGCTCCTTGGCCTGCATTGCTGTGGCAATGCCAACAACCTTTATGGCGCTGGCGTTGTGACAACTAAGCAATTCTGGGAAAATTGCCGTGAAACAGTCCTTAAGAGCAGAGCCCTCCCAATTCCAATTGAAACCCCTCCTCGTACTTACACGACCCAAGATGGTGGCATGGATTACATTCAGCCCTTTATCACCATTAAACCTGAAGAACTCCCTTCTGAGTTCGAAATCGGTGAAAACATGCACTATCTTGGCAGATGCCAGAAAAATATGGCACATCGGCTGGCCAGTGATTCTAAAATTATTGAGTCTATCTTCCATAAAGCCTTTGCTGACCCTATTCGTTGGCCTGCTCGTATGCAACCGAACAAAGAAACTGGAGTCCGTCCCTTACAGAACACTTTACTTAAAATGACTCCTAATCTCAAACCCACTGTTGAACCTAACACCGTTAAATTCCAAGCTATAATGGAAAGTCGTGTTCAAAAAGTAGGTTGCAAAGTGCCTCCCTTCATTCTCCCCGCCTTTAAAGGAATTAACGGCTGGCCCGGACGTCGCTTACCTGGCCTCCATCGCAATAAAGCCGTTGGTTTTACTGGCACTCAAAAGAAAGAAGGATCCCACAAGGGTGACTATATGTTGGCCGTTCCTCCCCCTCCTGGACACGGCTACCAGAAAGACACCTATACCCTTGGAGAGCTCATGAAAGAGCAAACCCGCAAAATGCTGACCTGTTATCGATATGGTATCACTGGCCAACAAATTGCGGAAGGAAATCTGAAAGCAGAAACCCGTGAAAAATTGAAAGTTGAAGTCCCAAGGCTTTTCAATACTAACCAGCTCAATCATACTCTCCTCTCCAAAATGTTCTTTGGTTCTTTCGCCGAAAATCTAGCCCATTATGTCCTAGAGAGTGGGGTTGCAAAAGCAATCAACCCGCACTCTCCAGAATGGGGAATGATTTATTCCAAATTCAAAGAACTCGGTCCTCTTGACAAGCTCCGTGGAAAAGATTATGACGTGAAGCGTTACGATGTTTCTACCAAAGGCTATCAACACCGAGCTTACGTCCAGTCTATCAACAATTGGTATGAAAGATGGATGAAGAAATTTGGCATGACCAAAGAAGTCAATGGTGTTCTCTGGGCCAGATTCCCGGTTGAATGGGAGCATGAGACACTCCTTGATCTTGGCCTAAATGAATGGGAACCCATTGAAATCCACCACCGAATCCGAGAATGCCTAGTGAAGGACAGTTCTGAAAATGTAGTGATACAGATCTATGATCACTTTTTCCAAATTGACGAGCTGAACCTCACCGGGACATTCGACACCTACGACAGAAACTCCTTTATCGAAGAGAGTAATGTCCTCTACTGGTTTTCCCAACGTTGTGAAGCCATTCACCAAGCCTTGCAAGCTGGTAATGTTGCCGAAGCGATGTCCCTTATGGGAACCAAAGACACCCCGATATCAGAAACCGAGTTCAAACGTTACCTTGACCTAATGGGCTCTTTTGATATCCCACCTCACCGCTTAGATGAATACATGCTATCCTTTGCTGGTGGAGACGACTGCATTGAAGTCAATTCAGAAGCCGCACAATGGTACACCTTCCCCCTCGTAGTGGAAGAAGCTGCCAAAACCGGATATGAAGTGACAACAGCGGATAAAGATGCTTCTACTTATGACAATAAGCCTATAGAAGAACTTAAATTCCTTATGCGTACCTTCCGCCCTGAAAATGGACTCATCTTCGCACCCATGGACGAATCACATATAATCGAGATCGGCCAGTGGCAAACTGCAGGACTTGATCCCAAAGTTGCTGGCCACGAACTCGCAGTTGTAATGCTGCTGGAGTTCGGCCACCACGGTCGTACCCGATTTGATTACTGGAAAGATAAAATCAATTGTGTCCTCCAGGCTAAGAACATCAAGCCTGTAACATTTGATTACAATTATTTCCTTGACTGGTTTCTAAAAGGCACAGGACTCTATTCTGCTGCGCACATTCTTAAGGATGGGAACATTTTGCCCGTCGGATCAGATGAATACTTCCCTCAATCATCTAATCCAGAAACCACCGTCCAAACTCCAAGTACCGAATCCACCGAAATAACCGGACTTGTCGAAGAAAACACACTCAACAACAAGAACACTGTTACTCCTGTTCCACGTACACGTATAGTTGAGTGGCTTTTCGGAGACACACCAGATGCCAAATACACCAACCAGACTGACCCTGTTTTCACCAGAAAATATTTGATATACAACGTCATGTGGTCTGGCTCAGATGCTTCCGGCACAGAAAAAGTCCGTCTTATTTTCCCTTATCACATTACGAGTGTGGTAGCAAATATACAAGAGAAGCTCAACCGAAATCACTTGGTCCGTGCCGACGTTGACCTTGAATTCGCCATCAATGGCCTTCCCTCTTTCTCTGGCTTGCTACAAGGTGGTTTCGCTCCTCACACCACAAAGGACACTACTGTCCAATGGAAATTTGACAACATCTACACCCAGTCCCAAATGAATGGTTTTCTTATTGATGTGAATGCTGACACTCCCGTCAAGTTCACCATACCTTACATTAGCCCCAGGAAATATTGGACTGACGATTCGTGGACAACCCAGGAAGCATACTTCGGTATGTGTACTGTTCGCGTCCTCACTCCGCTTCAAGCCCAGATGTTATCAACGACCCCCTCTGTCCAGATTTCCGTTTTTGCTTCGTTCCGTAATGTGGAGCTTGGCGCCCCTACGCTCCATAACCATGTTACTCCTTCTCCCATGTTTAGTGGCCACATGATCCCTCACATGAAAAGAGAACAAGTCAAGAAAAGCAAAGATGGTGTGATTTCCGGTGTTTCCAACGCCCTTTCAACCGTAACCTCAACAGTCACCAAGACCCTTGGTAGTGTTGGCAGTGCTCTCACCGAGACTGTTGGCGCCGCCAGCGAAATGATGGCTATTGGGGCGATGCTTGGGTTAAACAAACCTACTAATATTGAGACAACTCGTCCAGTCTCACTTCAAACAGTCAATAACCTTTCCAATGGTGATGGCTGTATAACCCAGCAAACCCTAACCCTCGACCCGACAGCTTTAGTTGCCGCTGGTCCAGATCAATTCGGTCGTTCCGAAGATGAAATGGACCTCCGCCTCCTGATGCGTCGCCCCTCACTTGTAGACATCTTCACAATTACCTCCGCGAAGTTAACCGGAGATGTTGTCTATTCAATGTATGTCACCCCAACCACTTGTCCTACCTATTCCCAAGCCACAGCCAATGAATACCATCAGTACCATACTCCTGTCTCTTGCGTTGCCGAAGAATTTGACATGTGGAGTGGCGACATGAATTATTTGATTGTTATTGCTGCAAATAAAGCCCAACAGTTTTCTGTCCGAATTGCGTGGCATCCTGCCACCGATGAGGTCCCTGCCACCTATTCTGGTGGTGCGGGAGACTTCAAGCAGAAAATCGTTGAGGTTTGCGGAACCACGTTCATCCCTTTCCGCATTGCCTACAATCAAGGAGCCCCCTACAGCATAGTGACGGACTCATGGAACAAAACGACTATCTTAACAGTCAACGGTAAATGGACTCTCTCCATTGTCAATCCTCTCATTAACGCATCTGCGCTCGGTAGCACGACCGTATATGCAGCGATCTATGTCGCAGGAGCCTCCAACCTGCGATTTCTGTTTTGGAAGGAAAGATACACCACCGTCACCAAGCCTCGTTATGTTACCACCCACACATTCGTCGAAACCGGAACCTATATCCCTCAAGGAGATGTTGCCAGCTATTTCCTCATGGACTTGTTCTCTTCCGACTTCGACACCCTTGTCCCCGAAGACCCCGTGATCCCTCTCTCCAAAATCCACCAACCAGATGACTATGCTTCGATCCGAAGTATGCTTCATCGTTTCATGTGTTTCAGCTCGATAACTGTCGCTGCTAACTCATGGACTGAGTTGGATATTTGGAGCATACTTAACAATAGTGGAAATCCCTTTGCTATTCCCATTAACAAGTATCTCGCTTGGTTCATGTTCCGCAAGGGTGGAATGAATATCAAATTGGTCCTCGACGGAGACACCACTGTTGACCAACAGGGTGTCTTCATTGGTATCCTCGGAGTTCCAACTGAATCCCCAACTGGCTATCCCAGCAATCAAGGCTTTTCACGCAATGGATGTTTTATGCAAGACATTTCCCTCAACCCTTCTGTTGAGGTCAACCTCCCCTATATTGCTCAATGGCCCATAATCCCCAACCAACCCGCCATTTCAGGCGAAACCTCCCGTACCTCCCTTTGGTTAACCTGGCGTCCGCGAAACGCCTCCCCGAAATCCCTCAAGCTAATGGTCTGGTTTGCAACCGCAGACGACTTTGGCATGGGATGGGCACTCGGAGCCCCCATAATCCAGGTGACTGCAACACCACCCGTTATGACTGCCCCCAAAGGAAAAACCCCGCCAGCAGGTAGCAATCCGCCTGCACTTCTAGCCCATGTAACCGCAGATAATAA